CATGCGCATTTTTTGTACGATAGTGCATGTGTCATCTCGTCGCAAGATGTGCCACTTTGGCTCAGGGGTAGAGCGGCTCACTCGTAATGAGCAGGTCCCCGGTTCGAATCCGGGAAGTGGCTCCAGTAAAAACCTTGTACCTACAAGGAAAAATGAAGGCCATCCAGAAATGGACGGCCTTTTGTTTTGCTCATTGTGTGCAGATAGTGTGCGAAAACTTTATGACTTGTCCAAAAGGTGTGCGAGTTGCTCTGCGGCATCCTTCTGCAAAGTCGGAACAACGTGCGAATATGTGTTCAATGTTAAGGTGATATCGGAGTGTCCCAACATTTCCGCAACAACCTTTGGATGAACATTCAAACGCAATAACAACGAAGCTGTACTATGGCGCAAATCGTACAATCGAACATCAGAAGATATGCCGGCGTGTTTTAATAATGGTTTGAAATGTCGCTGCACAATGTTCCGGTCGTGAACCGGCGTTCCTGTGTCGGTGGTAAATACGAATCCCTTGTCGTCAAATCCAAGTCCATCATGCAGAGCCTTTTCTTTTGCCTCGGTTCGCAATTCCTTCAAATCAGCCAGAAGCCATTTGTCATAGATGTGTATCTGTCGATTACCTCGATTTGTTTTAGGCGAAGTTAATCTATATCCGCCACCTTTGCGTGTTAGAGTGCGGCGGATGGATACTTCTTGCTTGGTGAAATCTAAGTCATGCCATTGGAGCCCGAACGCTTCACCTGGTCGGCATCCGGTCAGTAACATAAACCGAAACATTACGCCGTATTGGTCGCATGCGCATGAATTCATAAACCGTACCGCTTCATCTTCATTCAGCGCGCGCATTTCTTTCTTAACCAATTTTGGGATCGTCACATGCTCGCACGGATTCTGGGAAATCAATTGCCAACGTACAGCTTGTTTCATTGCGTTGTTCAGTGTCGCATGCACCCGACGAATTGTTGACGGGCTCAATCCGTTGATTCCTAACTTGTCGTATGCTTTCTGAACGTTAAGCGGTTTGATTTGATCCAGTTTTACAGTCCCGATAAATGGCACTACGTAACGTTGAATCATTTCTTTATCGCTGATGAAAGTGCGCTCTTTAACGGATGAGCGGTGTGATTCTAGCCAACGGGTTAGATACAAGGCCAAACTCTCTTTGGCTGGTTGCTTGAGTGTACCTCCGTCTCGCTCGGCTAATAATTCTCGTTGGATGCGCTGTGCTTCACGGATTCCACCGTATACAGTTTTGTTGATGTGCAAACGTTTGCCGTTTGTGTCCATCCCGTTTGGTATTCGGATTAGCCACGCATGCTTTCCATTTTTAAGAACGCCGCGGTCAATAATTTGACCCTCTGACCGAGCCATACAACCGCCTCGTTTCGTTTTTCGTGATATTTTAACAAGCAATCATTGCGCGCGAATTCAATTCTCCAGTTCACGAGACAAGCGGTTACACTGAAGTATTCCGCTAATTCTTCGATGGTCGTCAATCCGGAACTAATGGCCTTTTTAAAGGCGATCACCGGTAGCAGGAAATTGCACGCCCACTTAATGGCGCGCCGCTCATCTCGCCCGAGTATAATGGCGCGAGAATATGATGTATAGGGCAATAGGAAATTGCCTTGTGGGATCGTGAAGTAATGGCCTAATTCCTCCGCCATAACACATCTATATAAGATGTGATTGTGTTTTAACGAATTATCCAAAAGGATGATCGGAAGATTGCGTTCGGGGTCGTATTGATAAGAACCAAACAACGGGTAACCAGGAATCGCTAAATCTTGATAGGAAACAAAAATCCCTTCTTCTTCTGCTATGCGCATCAATGGATCCAAAGATGTCACCCTCGTTTATCTTTTTTCCTTTTCTCCCCGTCGTACTCTGCTTGTGCCAGCTTAATCTTGTTCAGGAGATGTTCCGCCAATGCCTCGTCGTAAATTCCATATTCACCTTCCAAGTGGGCTGCAACTTGTTCAACGGAAGGGATGATGTTATTCGACAAGTTATTTGAATTTTCCTTCATATTTTTAATAGGTATTTCTTTCCTCTGGTGTCCGGTGATCATCGTCAGAAAAGAAGTCAGCAAAGACCTTTCTTCGGTCGTCATGTTTTGCGCAACATTCACAAGCCTTTTCACGTCAACCGGGATGCTTTCAATATCATCCGCAAAAAATTCAGCTAGCGTGATTCCTAGCGCAGCGCAAATCCGGCTGAGCAAGTCTGTTGTTGGAGCGGCTTTTCCTAATTCAACCGCACTCACTGAAGTTTGTGCGATGCCAGCGATTTTGGCGAGTTGGTTCCCGCTTAATCCCGCCTGTATCCTCAATTCTCGAACACGAGAACCGACATTCACGACCATCACATCCTCTAATTTTTTAGACACGATCATCATCCCCAATCGTAACACAATATATTGCTAATTATTTTTGTCTAATAAGCAAAATACTGTTGACACGTTACGAATATAGTGCTAACTTGTTAACAACGGGAGGTGATTGGTGGTGATTAAACTTCGTCCGATGCGCCGGGAACGCAAGATGTCGCAAAGTGATTTGAGTAAACTGTCGGGCGTTTCGCAGACCATGATTGGAGCGATTGAGCGCGGCGTTACGAGTCCGACACTCGGGATTGTGGTTAAGTTGGCAAATGCGTTAGGCGTTTCAGTTTCTGAACTCATTGGAGAAACAAAGCCCGGGGGTGGCCGAGGTGGAAAAACTACTCAGCATGTCGCAAACCGCTGAAATTCTCGGCGTTAGAGAACAGAAAGTATACATCATGGCACGAGAGGGTTTGCTTCCGGTGGTGCACCTAGGTCGTCAACTCCGGGTCGACCCACAGAAACTTCAACAATGGATCGAAAGTGGCGGACAGTCATTCGACGGTGGGTGGCGCAAGGAAGCGTAAACGGAAAGGGGGAGGCAAACGTGGGTCAATTGGTTTTTATCGAAAACAACCGAGTGGTAACTGACAGTTTAACGGTGGCGACGGTATTTGACAAAACACACGACAAGGTGCTTCGCGATATTCGCGAACTTGGATGCAGCCGGGAATTCTCACTCGCCAATTTTGGAGAGTCAACGTACACCAATGAACGCGGCCGCAAGTACACAAAAATAATCATTACCGAGCAGGGATTCACACTTCTTGTCATGGGTTACACAGGTCAACGCGCGATGGAATTCAAGGAACGCTACATTTCCGAGTTTGAGCAAATGAAAAACAAACTCAACGGCAGGAACTTAGCGGAACGATTCAACTTGCCACGTAGTTATCCCGAAGCACTCCGTGCCTTAGCGGAAGAAGCTGAACGCAACGAATCAATGCAAAAGCTAATCGAAGAACAGGCACCGAAAGTCGCGCTCTATGATGTCGCAATGTCAGCGGATAACGCACAGCCGATTGGCACGATTGCAAAAACGCTGAACATCGGCCCGAACAAACTGTTTTCGTTCCTGCGTGAGAAGAAGGTCCTTATCTCGACAGGCAGTCGATACAACCAACCGTACCAAGAGTACATCGACCGTGGTTACTTTGCGGTTCGCCAGTACACAATTACACACTTTGCAAACGGTATTGAGAACAAGATGCAAACACTGGTGACTCCGAAAGGCATGGCGTACATCAATCGATTGGTTGAAGAAAGCAAACTCGCGGTAACGGTATGAAACGCAGTCCACTGAAACGAAGCGCACCACTACAGCAAAAGTCACCTATGCGCAAACGTCGTAGCGCAAGAGCAAGAGCGCGGGACTTCTCACCGAGTGTTCGGATGCAAGTCATGGATCGCTCGGGAGGCATTTGTGAGATATGCAAGCAACGACCGATAGCGCATCTGCATCACGCGATTTTTCGTCGGCACGTGAAGGTCGGAACACTCGATATCGCGCTTGGCCTGTGTGTTCAATGTCACGACTCGGCACACGAAACACGAGCGGCAAGGGAACGCGCAGTGGTACTTGCGAAGGAGTTGGCGGCGAGTGAAGTGTCAAGCGAAGGAATGCGTGTTTAACTCCGGCGGATGGTGCAAGTCGGTGCCGGAGTTAGTCCTCAGCGAAAATGCCGGTGCACATGGCGGCCGGATGATGGAGTGCCTAACATACCAACCGGATCGACGACGCCCGACGCGGCAACAGACACCTTAATCTCGACGTCGGCGTAACGCTCAGATAACACATCACGGAAGTCGCAAAGCAGTGTTTCAAGTAATTCCAAGTGGGCATCAAGTCGGTCAGTGTACGTCATGGTCATTCTCCTTCAAGTGGGGGATGGCGGCGCGGCAACTGGTACCGCGCCAGAGGGAAATTAGACAAGCCTAGAAAGGCGGTGAGAGGAATTGAATCGGAGACAGTCAGGCGGGGCGGTACTTAAAGCCTTGCGGGTGTACGTTCGGAAACACCAAATGAGGGTTGCGGCAGAAATTAACACGGATCAGAGTACGGTATCGCGGATAGAAAACGGGGAGTCATTTGTTGCGTACGATTCCGTTCGGCGGTACGTAGAAGCGTGCGGCGGGGAATCGACGATACGTAAGCTAATTGACCACCTCCAAAGTTTGCTACAGCAGAATCGTTTTCCACTGATGCCAGCGTAAATCTTTTGGGTGCATATGGTATGCGAGTTTTCGAAAGGAGAGATTGACGGTGGATGCTTTCGCGATGGATTTGAAAAGTCAATTGCAATCGGCGTTAGTCAAAGAACAAGTGGCAGACGAGCAAACGAAAGCTGTTGTCGAGATTTACGGATTGCTCGGCGATATGCAAAAGGATGCGCACTGGTACTACAGTATGGCACGAGATGCGCGGCATACATCTAGTCAAAGCGTGAACATCAAGGACCGCATTGTTGGTATCGAGTCAGCGGAGATATACGAAATGTTGGCGCGAAACATCGAACGACGCAGGGGAGCGATATCAGTACAAATGAGAAAACTCGCCTCCCGACTGGACATCTAGGGCGAGTCATCACAAAGGAAATTCAATTTGAGCCAAGTGTACACGAAACGCTGTGCACTGGCAATGGAGGCGTGGAACATGAGTGTCGGACAAATGATGGAGTACAACCACAAAATTTCGATTCACCGTTGTGACGAATGTCAAATTTTAATCGACCCGCGCCACGATGAACCACACGAGGTCATGCACGATGGCGAATCCATCGTCGTGTGCGACAGCTGCCGAGCTGACAATTACAACGTCTGCAACGGATGCACAGAGACACACCACGACAGCGACGGTAAGCAGATGGGCGATGGTGAGTGGTACTGCAAAAAGTGTATGGGAGAAAGGTGGTTGACGGCATGAGCGCGTTAGAACAGAACCTTTTGGATTACTTGTTGGAAACTGACGAAGAAAACTTGGCGACATCGAACGAAGGTTTTAGCGTTGACACCATCGAGAAAGCCGAGTGGTGCATGCGTAAACTCGCAAAACTTGCTCAAGACGATGCGGACGATGAAGCTATGGCTGAGCGTGAGATTGAACGCATTAAAAAGTGGCTAGAGGAACGCAATAAGCCGCGTCAACAGAGCCGAGAGTTCTTCGAACGTCACCTGACTTCCTTCCACCAACGGTTGCTTTTGCAAGATGACCGCATGAAAACGGTGAAACTTCCACATGGCGCATTAAAAGCGCGGAAGGTGGCCGACAAGTTCGAGTATGACGAAAAGACCATCGTTGCATGGGCAAAGGAGCAAGGGCGCGCTGAATTTATTCGCGTGAAAGAAGAAGTCGTAAAGGATGCCGTAAAACGCACCATCAAAGAAGATGGCGAGAGTGTACCGGGTGTATTGATTGTTCCGCAAGGCATGTCATTCACAGTGGAGGTATCGCGATAATGGCAGTCACGGAACGTAGTGTCCAAACGCAATCCGCACCAAACGCTGGACTTACGATGGTTGTGGATTTTTCTTTTCTCAAACAGCGTATTGCACAACTGCAACAATTCGTTAAAGAGTACATGGTTCCTGGTGAAGATTACGGCGTGATTGAAGGTACTGGGAAACCAACATTACTAAAGCCGGGCGCTGAAAAGCTGTGTGACGTATATGGATTGTCAGCGGGCGAAGCGCAGATTTCCTTCACGCGTGACGACACGAAAAATCCAGTCTACATCAGTTATCAGCTGTCATTGCCGATTATAAGCCGTGCTGATGGCCGCGTAATCATGGTTGGCGTTGGATCGGCGAATTCATGGGAAAAGAAATACAAGTGGCGTTGGGCGTTTGATAACGAATTACCTGCGGGAATGTCGACAGAAGGTTTGCGTACAAAGAACGGAACAGGCAAGAATGGACGCCCTTACACGCAGTACCGAGTCCCTAATGACGACATCGACGACATCGACAATACATTGCTCAAAATGGCTAAGAAACGAGCGCTTGTAGACGCAGTATTGTCTGCCACTCGAAGCAGCGCACTATTTACGCAGGATATTGAGAATTTGGATAGGACAATCCGTGGAAATGAAACAAGCGAACGCGATGAAAAGCGTCAGCAGCAACCGCGCCAAGGTCAATCATCAACTATTAGTAATGATGGTGGTGGTAGAAAGGCCTCGGAAAAGCAAATCAATTTCCTTAAGTCAATCGCCAAAGGGAAGTCGATGGATGATTCAGCACTGGACACTTTCATAACCACACATTGCGAATCGAATTCATTGTCGGAGATAAGCGGGAAAGAGGCGTCAGACTTAATCGGAGTTTTGAAAGCCTATAAGCCACCTACACCTACAACTAATTCAAATAAAAATGATGATCCGTTCGCGGACGACGGCGAAGTTCTCGACATCAATGAAGATGACTTACCGTTTTGAGGTGGCCGCCGATGACTAAATCAAAGTGGCTGCGGCGTATCATCGCCGCGGCCGCTATCCTAGCAACACTATGGATATTCAACGCAGTTACAGTAGCCGCTATGACCGCAGGAAGCGTGCCTACAGACACCAAGACCACTACATACACGATACACACAGGCGACACGCTGTGGACGATAGCAGCACGGTTTGACGGGCGGGACGATACGCGACAGGTAATCAACTGGATGGAGGCCCGCAATGGGCTGCAGGATGGACGAGCGTTGCGAGTGGGAAGAAATTTGATTGTGCCCATAGGAGGCCGATGATTATGGACGTTAAAAAATTGCAAGAAATGAACAAACACAAATCGTGGTTGCGTGGAGAAGAAGGCGGCGAGCGTGCCGACCTGCGCGGTGCCGACCTGACGCGTGCCAACCTGACGGATGCCAACCTAACGGATGCCAACCTAACGGATGCCGACCTGCGCGGTGCCAACCTGCGCGGTGCCAACCTGACGCGTGCCGACCTGCGCGGTGCCAACCTGACGCGTGCCGACCTGCGCGGTGCCGACCTGACGGATGCCGACCTGACGGATGCCGACCTGACGCGTGCCAACCTGACGGATGCCAACCTAACGGATGCCAACCTAACGGATGCCAACCTAACGGATGCCGACCTGCGCGGTGCCAACCTGACGCGTGCCGACCTGCGCGGTGCCAACCTGACGCGTGCCGACCTGCGCGGTGCCAACCTGACGCGTGCCGACCTGCGCGGTGCCAACCTGACGGATGCCAACCTGAATGTCATCAAGCACGATCTGTGGTCTATCTTGCTACCTGCTCAAGCAGAGATAGATGGACTTGTTAATGCACTTAATGAAGGTCGCGTAGACGGCTCAACGTATCAAGGTGAGTGCGCTTGTTTAGTGGGTACAATCGCGAATGTTCGCGGTGTGATGTATGACCAATTGGTTACTGTAAAGCCTGATGCAGAAAGACCAGCGGAACGATGGTTCCTTGGGATTCGTGAGGGTGATACGCCGGAGAATAGCGCGATTGCAAAGCTAACGATGGAGTGGATCGAGGAGTTTTTGAGTTATATAAGTACGAAGTCATGAGATCGGGGAGACGAAAATATGGATATGCCGTACTTTCCGTTTTATCCAGGGGATTGGTTATCCGACCCAAATGTACAGTTCCTCTCACTCGAAGAATCAGGAGCGTACATCACACTTTTGGCTTACATGTGGAGGGACGGGAAAGACTGCGCATTGACAGATGATGACACCTATCTCGCGCGGTTATTACACGTCTCGACGCGGAAATGGGCAAAACTTCGCGAGATTTTAATCGATGGCGAACACGCAGTGTTGAAAAAAACATCTGACGGGTTGATTCGAAATAATCGTTTAGATGAAGAGTGGAAAAAGGTCAATAATACATCGAAATCCCGCGCCATTGCGGCAAAGGTTCGTTGGGATAACGAGAAAAAATACCATGCAAATGGTATGCAAACGGTATGCAAAAGCAATGCAAATGCATCTGGTTTGCATATGCAAAACGATGCTATATCAGATCCAGAGTCAGAATCAGATCCAGATAAACATATAAAAGACAGGAGGATCTTAGGCGAGACACTTTCCAAACTTTTTCCGCACGGTATGTCAAGCACAGCGCAACACGACATATTCGAGTATATGGACAAGGGGTTGGAATTAGAACTACTCTCGGTCGCCTATCAAATTTCGGTCAGCAAAAATGCGCGCGACAAACCATCGTACACAGCGAGTGTGCTTCGTGGATTTCTGAACGACAAGATAACAACCGTTGCTGGATATCAAGCGGTCGAAGCACAACGCGAGTCAGCCGCAGGGAGCGTGAATTATGAGCTTACAGCTAATCGGCAATCAGGCGTTAAGCCTGGAAGAACGACTGCGCTCACGGCAGCAGAATACGCCAAGCAACTCATTGCCGAGCGCGGCGGATAAGTATGAGTGTGACGATTGCAAAGACGAGTGTGTGATTGTGGACCACGAGCGTATGACGGCTATCCAGTGTCCGTGCGTCAAACGCAAACGTGTGAATCGGGTACTCAAACACAGTCACATCAGCGACGAATTTCGCAAACGGACGTTCGATAATTTTGATACCGCCGACAAGGATGCGCGAATCTCTTATGCCTATCGGCTCGCGAAACGGTACGTAGAGAAGTTTGATGATATACGCAACACAGACCAAAACGGACTTGGCATCGTCGGCGCGGTCGGCGTCGGCAAAACGCATCTGTTGTGCGCGGTGGCGAATGCACTGCTCGAGCGTGGTGTAGCAGTCCGATACTTCAACTTCGTGACCGGCTTCAAAGAAATGTTCGCGAAGTATGATTCCGGCGCGCAGGCGGTCGAGGAAATACGGTGGGAATTGATGACTTGCGAAGTCCTGATGCTCGATGACCTCGCGAAAGGCAAAGTGGACAGGCGCACAGGCGTCGTTGATATCAAAGAATCCGTGTTCAACGAGACCTACGCCATTGTCGATTACCGCTACGAAAACGGTCTGCCGATACTCTGGTCGAGCGAAATGTACACAGACCTTGCGGATGACGGTGTGCTCGGTCAGGCGACAGCTACAAGGCTGTATGAGCGAAGCCACATTGCGGATGTGACATACAAAGGTGGCGAGGCAAGCGGCGCGTTGAATCATCGGTTTCGGAATTTCGGAAAGCCGAGTTCGCTGATGGAATGAGGAAGTTAGAGCAACAGGTGAGAGGGGACGTCACGGAATGCACAAAAGCAATGTGCAACTCAATTTATTCAACACAGCAACGCGAGAAATCATCGTCGACAACTTCGCGGGCGGCGGCGGCGCATCAACCGGAATCGAACTCGCCACGGGTCGCAGCGTAGACATTGCCATCAACCACGACCCAGCATCCATTGCGATGCACAAGGCTAACCACCCGACGACTGAGCACTACTGCGAGTCAGTGTGGGAAGTAAATCCACGCAAAGCAACATTTGGTCGCCCGGTAGCGTTGTGTTGGTTGTCGCCAGACTGCAAACACTTCTCGAAAGCCAAAGGTGGCAAGCCGGTAGAAAAGACGATTCGCGGGCTTGCGTGGGTGGCTGTTAAATGGGCAGCTACAGTTCGGCCGCGTGTCATCATCTTGGAGAATGTTGAGGAGTTCAAGACATGGGGGCCATTGACCAAGGATGGATACCCGGACCCGAAACAAAAAGGACGCACGTTCAACTCGTTCATCAACGCACTCGAACGTCATGGATATCACGTTGAGTGGCGTGAGCTACGAGCATGTGACTATGGGGCACCGACAATCCGCAAACGGTTCTTCCTGATTGCTCGGTGTGATGGTCAGCCTATCGTGTGGCCAGAACCGACACATGGAGCGCCTGAGGGTTTAATGGTCAAATCTGGTCGATTAAAACCATGGCGTACGTCTGCCGAAATCATCGACTGGTCGCTGTCGTGTCCATCCATCTTCGAGCGTAAGAAGCCATTGGCGGAGAACACGATGCGACGGATAGCGCGTGGGATCGTGAAGTTTGTCATCGAGGATCCGCAACCATTTGTCATCAAGGTCAACCACCATGGGCTGGGGTTTCGTGGGCAAAGTATCGACGAACCATTGCAGACCATCACATCAAAGAACGGTTGGGGCATCGTTGCTCCATTCCTCGCTCAGTATCACACCGAAACGGCGTACAGCGAGGTTCGCGGGCAAACACTCAAGGAACCGATTCTCACGCTGGACACGTCGAATCGATATGGATTGGTGGCCGCGTTCCTTGCGAAGCATTATGGCGGCAATTATACAGGGCCCGGGACTCCGATGAATGCGCCAGTACACACGGTGACGACAACGGACCATAATGCGCTGGTAGTTAGTCATCTAACCAAGATGTATAGCACGAACATTGGACAATCACTCTATGAACCGCTTCATACCGTGACGAGCGGTGGAAACAAATTTGGAGAGGTCAGAGCCTTCTTGACACAGTACAACGGCTCGAGCATCGGCCAAGACTTGCGAGAACCATTGAACACCATCAGCACCCATGACCGCTTTGGACTGGTGACAGTGAGTGGTCAAGACTACTGCATCGCCGATATCGGCATGAGGATGCTTGAACCGCATGAACTGTTTGCCGCTCAGGGATTCCCGGATGACTACATTATTGACCGCGATATCGACGGCAATAAGTATCCAAAATCGGCACAAGTAGCGCGTTGCGGAAATGCAGTTCCACCACCTTTTGCAAAGCACCTGGTGCGCGCGAATCTTCCGGAAATGTGCGCGTCTAGCGGAGAAAGAAAAGCCAATTGAAAGGAGCGAATCACATGAACCTACAAGCCGAGATTGAAGCAGCGATACACGACGTGGAGGACGCTAGACAACGCTGGCACATGGCATCCACTGATATGCACGATGCCACGCTATACGCGCTAAGGAGCGCAGAGTTACGACTTGATGCGCTGTATGCAGAGGCTAAGCGGATGGAGGTAGGCGTGTGAACAAACACCGCATGCACAAACCTGTACAAGTAACAGCGGGATGTACGGAAGTGAGCAAGAGGGAGGATGACGGATTATGACTGACCAATCTTTCCAAGGTGTATGGGTATTTTCCGAAGCTGAGGTTGTTGGGCGTGTGAGCGAGTTTACGCACGAGGAAGATTTTCTTACGGCTGTGCAAGAGGAATATACGGGTATGTACGCAGAAGTGACGCCCGAAATGGTTACTAAGCGATTCGTCAGATTCTACATTAATCCCCCTGAAAGTTGTAGTGGAAATGAGTTTCCTGATGGGTGCTATTCATTTTGTGACAAAGCAGGGCGCGGCGCATTCGAGTGCTTCGTATTTGACGGAAGGAGGCCAACGAATCATGACTGACGAGAAGAATCGAGGCATTGTAACGAAGCCGGGGCGTAGTGGAGCATTTACCGGAAACAACGTAGAAGATTCAAACCGAATAATCCATGGATACGCGAAAGACCTTGAAGCGTCTCAAGACCGCGAACGTGCACTACAAGCCGCACTGGTGGGAATGCGGCAGGCGTTGAACAGAGTAGTCAACGAGGCCGACACTATACCATTCGCGGGGTGCATGGTGAGCAGGCTGGCAATAGACGAGGCGCGTCAAGCCCTCTCTACTATAGTAGGAGAAGCGACAGCACGTAGGATGAAAGCATTTGAACGACTTCGCGAGGCCAGCCAAAGACGAGTTGATGCAATCCATGAAGTTGTGGTTGGTTCCCTTGGATCGCGCAAGAGAGAATTGGATGCACATTTGGATATTGTGATGATTCTTGAACAGTTGGAGGCGATGGGCGGATGAGCGCGACAGGTCGGGCATTGACCAAACGACACGCATATGACGCCTACAGCACGCCTCCGTGGTGTACAGATGCTATCGCGCGGGAGATTGTCTGGGGCACGAAACCCAGAATCATGGAGCCGTGTATCGGAGAAGGCATGATAAGTAGTCTTTTGATATTGCGTGGTATCACGCCGTCGATACAATGGTGCGAAATACAGAAGGGAAGAGATTTTTTCGAACTTTCAAACGCCGAACTACGTTACGACTTCATCATCACCAACCCGCCATTCGGATTGGCTCAGGAATTTATAGAGAAGTCGCTCACACTCGCCAACTGTGTGGTCATGTTGCTTCGGCTAAACTTCCTAGCCTCGTCAAAGCGCAAGGAGTTTTGGCAGAAGCACCGGCCAACCGCAGTACACGTGCTGACGAAACGACCTAGCTTCACTGGTAAGGGTACGGACGCTTGCGACTATGCATGGTTTGTGTGGGATGCGACAGGTCGGCAGAAGGTGGGGTTCCATTGGCTGTGACACTTGCGATATTACACCGCCGTTTGGAAGCCGCTACAAAAGCCGCGCATAAGGCGTCCGAGGCGCGCCGAGCACTACTGGAGCGAGTGATAACCGCCAACGCAAGGTGGATGAGTAGATGTGAGGAACGCGACAGGATAGCGGCGCAGATTGCGGAGATGGAGGCGTTGGGAAATGAGTGAGTGCAAACATTCGTGGTGCTACATCGAAACAATTGAAAAAAATAAAGGTTACGAAAGTTATCACAAGAGATACGTGTTCTACTGTGTCAAATGTCTTGAATTGCGCGATGTGAAGAAGGTATGACGCGCCTGATACTCCCACTACCACCGTCCGTCAACGCGAGTCACCGCAACGTATCCATCAACCGCCGTATTAAGACATCAGCGGCCAGAGGCTACATAGACGCGGCAGGATGGACAACTAAATCGTGGATGCAACAAAGTGGATGGACGATGCCTAGTAAGTCTACCAAAGTCGTGATGCGCGTGTGGATCTGGTGGGCAAACAAGCGCAGGCGCGACGCGGACAACATATTCAAAATTCTGTCCGACAGCCTGACAGGGATCGCATATGTGGATGATTGCATGGTGCTACCGCGTGTAATGGATTTTTCGGTAGACACGCAAAACCCGCGCATTGAGATTGAACTAGAACTCATGGAGGTGACGAAATGACACTTATCAACGGACGCGCACATCAATCGCATACACACGTTCCGCAGTACGATAAGTCCCGCGACGAACGCATGGTTGGAGGCGTCGTATCCTACCAACTCTCGCCGGAGGAATTGGCGAAGTATCGCGCGCTGCCGAAGCCGGCGAAAGACGCACCTGTAACGAGTGGGCGCGCATGGCAGGGGAGAACGCTATGACACCGACATTTGCAAGTGGACGCATCGACTGGGAAATGGTCATCCGCGACTACGCCAAAGACAACGATTGCACCTACGGCGATGCGGTCCGGTACATGACACAACGTGACAGCCTAGAGACCGCCGCATCATTACTCGGAGTCCAGCTGCCAAGCACGCAAGGATTGATTATTCCGGTGATTGATTCCTTGGCGGAGTTCCTCGACAGCCGAGGTTTCACGCCACCGAAGCGATTCAGCAACGCGAACGAATTTATTATCGGCAAGACGGAATCCATGAACACGCGTAACTCAGTATGGGAGCGGAAAGGGGCTAGAAAGGTGATTACACTGACGCGGGAAGAGTATCTGGAGGCACTACGAAAGGGTGAAAAACGAACCGCCATAAAGACACGATACGGAATAGCAGCCACCACCTTTTACTCGCTACTCTCCACATGGGGGATACACGATGCGCATGCAGAAGCGACGGAACTCGCGAAATATTCCGCGCAGATCGAAGTCTCCGCAACGCGCGAAGCGCAAAAGGAGAACCCGACGAAACTTGCGCCAAGCGTTGCTATACCAACCGACGCGAACATCAGTTCTGTGCAAGTTGTGGACAAGCCGACGGAGCCCCGACGCGAATGCAGGGTGTCATTGTCGATGACGCTGAATGACGCGGTGGCGCGCGCTGTGATGAACGACCTGATCGACGAGGCTCATGAGACCGCTGTAGACAGAGGGTGGTATGAGCAGGAAGTTCAACTACCCGTGCAACTCGCGCTCATCCACAGCGAGGTGTCAGAGGCCTTGGAAGCCGACCGAAAGAAGCAGGGAGCTGATAAGGTAGCCGAGGAACTCGCAGACGTCGTTATTCGCGTGATGGATACAGCTGCCGCGCACAAACTAGACCTGACCGGCGCACTATTTGCAAAGATGGCGCATAACCGAGGCAGAGAGCACCGGCATGGCGGGCTATCGTACTGATTAAAGGGGGTGGCGACGTGACACAAACACAACTCGACATCGATGTGGAAACTTTTAGTGATCGAGAAAAAATCATCACCAAACGATTACGCGAATACCGCACGATTGACCGTGATATCCGTGCGCAACAACGCATTGTATCTGGGGCAATGACGCGTTGTCTACCGTCACTCTCGCCTGCGCCGGTACCTGAAGATGATATTGACATATTGGCGTCACTGCGTACTCAGGAAATGACAGATGGTTTCCGATCGATGGTGCAAGCGGTTAGTAAAAATGTGGACATGAAGAATGCGAAATACGCGAATAGACACCGAGTGGCCAGGCGCTTGCGTTATACTTATTCCAACGATGAAAAAGAGGATCAAGCTCTGCAATATGCTTATGCGATACTTACAGAAAGGATTGATGATGAACCTGTTAAGTTGACCGGACCAGAGGCGTTTGCACAGTGTAGAATCGGAGAGGTCGCGGACGCAAAGGAGGAATTAGTTAGATTGGAACGGGTAAGAGATATCATCAAGACTACACTCGATGACATGCAAACGTACGAACACGAGTGGTGGACAATTCTTTGGCATAAATACGTTATGCGCGAACATTGGCGACGTGTATGTGAACTTGCAGCTCGAAATGGATCTCCACTTACAACAGACGAGTATCGTTGGTCCAGAAGAAAAGCATTAAACAAATTCAATGAATGGGCGGTCGGCTTATGCTGACCGCTTCAACATCACCTACAAGGAGGATTATCCATGATTTATTTTATTCAAGGAGAAAATGGTGGGCCAATCAAGATTGGATACACAAAAAATTTAGTGAATCGTATGTTTGTACTACAAGAAGGAAATCCGTATAAATTAGTTGTGTTGGGTACTATGGATGGAACATTGGCGGCTGAACAACGATTACATACTAAATTCGAGAAGCACCGTTTTCGTAGCGAGTGGTTTGAAGACTGCGAAGAGATTAGAGAATTTATTAAACACTGCAATGAGTTTGATTATCGCACGCTACTTATGATACCTAAAAAACCGCATAAAAAGCCGAGATCGTTCGGTTACCGAGAATTTATAGACCGCTATCAAAACACAATCAAAGTGAATCGATGGACCCGCGAGGAAGCAATAACAAAAACAATGGATGCGTTGTATCAAGAGTTGAGAACATTCGGTCACACAGAACACCGTTCGAAAAAATTAGCGTTCAACTATCGGTCAGCTATTATTGGGATGGTGGATTATTCGACATCGCAAACACAAATTTTACTCCCTATAGATTGCTTATAAATTGCCGATTGATTGCCGTTTCAAACTAACCAAACCGTGATAAATTGATATTGTGCATTAGTGCACGGATGAGAGAGCGGAATGTTAATACACTCGAAGCTACGCCAGTTCACCGCTGGCGTTGGTGCTCGGAATCATCGGGGCACGAACGCTGTTGGTGAGCCATCGCCGCAGCACCTTTCAACGCCCTCTGTATTATTTCAGCCGCGCCGCAATGCGGTTCCTTTTTTAAACTGAGGCACTCGTTAATTCGGGTGTCTTTTAATTTTTTAAAATGCGGCGTGCCACATGCAATGTAACATGTGTTATATTTACGGTACCAAATGCAACATGCCATATTGTACGTCGTCGGTTACGTCTGATTAACGTGACCAAGATATCCTAAGCGGATGGACGCCTAATGCAATGGTGTCGAAATACCTTGCATTGAGTGATTTAAACGAAGTATGCCGGAGGGGAAACACTTGCAACGTACGCTTATGCGTTCGTAACAATTGACTCCGTCCGACTTACGGATATCACATAACGAAAAGGAGAGGCTGGCGGCCTCTCCTTTTCGTGTTGCGCCAAAATACCTAGTGGCGCAGATGATGCGATGTAGCCCGCCCGAACGACAATGAGCAATTTTTGTGGGGTGATTAATCCCTAGTTCAGACTCCAACACTTTTATGCATCAAACAGCGCCATTTTGGATACTCTAGCTTTAGGTTACTTCTTCAGTTTCAGGTAAATACTGCACAATTCGACGGTGATAACGCCGAGTTGTACAACCAAATGCACAATACCCATGTAGCCGCCTTTCCGCTACATCGTCTGGGTGCATATGAAGTCTACCATGTTTATGGAATTTTTGTGGTAGATTATTTCCCCTTTCCCGCCGATGCGGGATTTTTTATTGACATAGTTTAACCCAAGACACTCGCACTTGACGCGGGTGTCTTTTTAATTCGCACATAACGAACACCCCTCGTTCGGCGGAGTCGTGATCCGCCTCCTACGCTGTCCGGTGGCGTCCGGGCGAGGGACCGGGCTAAATACATACACCGTGAGCGCGCAGATACAAAACATAAATCACAGCATGACCAAGCGAACAAACCTGCCAAAAGAAGGTGAGCACATGCCGCAAAGTAAACCATGCCAATCCGGTTACAACTGTGTATGGGGTCGTAAACACAAAACAAACGACGAGAAGCACGCAGCGGTCGTGGTATGCACAATGCCAAGATGCGTAATGGAGCAAAGCGGCAAGGTGACGATAGATAAAATGATGCGTACGACGGAACACATCTAATGGTCAAATACACCGTAACCTGCACATGCAAGCGTAAGCGCACGTATGAAGCACATAGCGTCGGCGAGTGCATCGAACTTGCAGAGACCGACGGATGGACGCGTGTAGGCGACATGACAGCGCGAGCGTGTAAGGCGTGTGTGGATGCGGATAAGTGAGGTGATGACGGATGGCGAAGAGCAAATATGAGACGCATGTAGCGCCCAAACTATTGCTGATTGAAGCATGGGCGCGTGATGGACTTATACTTGATCAAATTGCCAAGAACCTCGGAATTTCCAAGACAACACTCATCCAGTATCGTGTGGATCATTCTGAACTTCTGAACGCCCTAAAAAGAGGGAAGGAAGAAGCGGATGTTGAAGTTGAGAATTCGCTATTTAAGCGAGCTAACGGTTATGAGTATGAGGAAGTTACACGTGAGTTGATGGATATTGTCGACGGCAATCGTGAACGTAGCAAGCAACTCGTTGTCACAAAGATAGTCACGAAACAAGTGGCGCCGGATGTGACCGCACAAATATTCTGGCTCAAGAATCGTAAGCCTAATGATTGGCGGGACCGTCAACAGATAGACCATAACGTCACTATGACATTAGAGGATGCTCTGGATGCCATCAACGATGGATAAGATACGCATGCTCCGTGATAACGCGGCACATTACATCCAGTCGCTATTGTGGATTCGAGACAAACGCGGTCAACTCGTCCCATTCCTTTTCAACGATGCACAAAAACGCGATGTGGAAGCCATCAAGCAGATGCGCAGCGATAGGAAACCCATCCGCATCCTCAAGCCTAAGGCGCGTCAGTTGGGATTCTCTACATTATCCGAGGGATTGGTGTTTCAAGACACAGCAACGCACAAGTTTGTGGAATCGCTCATTATTGGATATGACGACGATAATACGCAGAAATTGTTTGAAATGTCGCGTCTATTCTACGAAAAGTTACCGGACCCACTCAAGCCAATGAAACGATACTCCAACCGCAAGGAACTGTGGTTCGAGAACCCGGACGAACGAACACGTAGCGATAAACCTGGGCTACGCTCCAAAATCACGGTGGAGACAGCGCGTAACGTTAAGGCGGGCCGTGGCTCAACACTCCAAAACTTGCACGGTTCCGAGGTCGCGTTCTGGGATAACGCAAAAACGCTGATGAGCGGCCTTATGCAGGCTGTTCCGCGTGAGCCGAATACGATGATCCTGTTGGAATCTACGGCCAATGGTGTCGGCGGTTACTGGTACGACATGATCATGGCTGCACAACGCGGAGAGAATGAATGGTGGCTGTCATTCACGCCATGGTTCGATGGTCGAGAGTATTCCATGTCTACTCCACATGGATTCGTAAAGACCGAAGAAGAACGCACGCTACAGAAGGTATACAAGGTCACTGATGAGCAGTTAGCGTGGCGTAGATGGTCGATACAGAACCTGTGTATGGGTGACATCGATATCTTCATGCAAGAGTATCCGAGTAACCTCGAAGAGTCGTTTCTTGTGTCTGGGCGTCCAGTGTTCGACACTATGCGACTACATCAGATGCGCCGCAATTGTACGCCGGGTGATAGATACAGCATCGACGACTCATATCAGATTCACCCAGCAGACCGCGGCGAACTCATCATATGGGAGTTACCACAAGAAGGACGAGAGTACGACATAGGCGCAGACGTTTCCGAGGGGTTGCCAAGTGGAGACTATAGCGCAGGCGTTGTGATTGACCATGAAACGGGCGATATGGTTGCCATGCTTCATGGTCATTTTGATGAGAATAGATACAGTTGGATGCTAGATTCACTCGGTAGATTCTACAACAATGCGCTACTCGGCCCCGAGGTCAACAACATGGGACACGCGGTTGTGAATGTGCTGCTCAATTATAGTTACTACCCAGCCCTCTACTTCCACGATGATTACAACGCCGAATCAGGCAAGAACGAACAGAAGCCCGGGTGGCCCACAACGCCAAAGACGCGACCCATTATGGTTGCGGAAGGTCAGTCAATCATCCGTGACGGTTCAATGCGCATACCTAGCGTTGACCTGATTGGCGAGATGATGACGTTCGTGCGCAACAACAAAGGTAAGCCCGAGGCACAAGGTAAAGGCCAAGACGGCGGATGCGCGGATGACATTGTGATGGCGTGGCTGATAGCGCAACAACTCAGGTTACGCCGCCCGGCATCCATCGGTCATGTTATGCCACCTGTGATTGGTAGCGTGGCGATAAGGAGGTAATACAGTTGCACATTCACTGGTTCAAAACAGATTGGGAATCCCCTGTATATATCTACCAAGAGTGTCGATGTGGGGATCGTCGGGCCGTGAGGTATAACCGTTATCTCCATCAACCGCTCGATAAACGTTGGTTGCAAAGGGGGTGACAACTTGAAGTGGTATCAGAAGGCACTCTATAGCGCAGCTATGGCCGTCCTGCCCGCTAACGTGAAGGCTCAAATGCTCGGCGTTGGCCGAATGACGGTTCCGTCCAATGCGAATCCGTGGAGCATGTTCAACTGGCTCCCAAAGAAGTTTCAGACGGCGCATACACTCGACCTGACGAAGTTGCAGAGTTACACAGCGGAGGAATTAATAGAACTCCTGATCAGTGTGCATCCTGACGTTTCACATGCGATTCACACATACCTGCGCATGGGTGACACGGAAATGTCCATGGAGGCTGACAACGAGGGCGCACAGTCTACCATGGACGCCTTGGTGGAGATGCTGAACACGGCATTACCGTCACCTGGCTATCAGCACGGTCGAAGTTTGGACAAGTTAGACGGCATTCAGCGCCTGATGGTCATGGTGCGCGGTGCATGCGCCGGTGAAGTTGTGCTAAACGCCGCGTGTAACGATGTGATAGACATTGTACCCGTAGACCCTGCGCTCATCTGGTTCAAACGGGAGCCCGACACCAACCGCCTAATTCCGTGGCAATTTGTCAAGTATCCAAAGTATGACCAACAAGCACCTGGCGAATGGTTTGGCCAGTATAAGCGAATTGACACGCCGACATTCATCTACGAAGAATTAGACCCATTGGTCGATGATCCGTATGGACGAAACCCAATCCTACCCGCACTTCAAGTGGTATTTTTCCACATCCAAGTGTTGCAGGATTTGAAAGCCGTCGTTCACAACCAAGGCTATCCGCGCATGACGGTGAGTTTGCTCGAAGAATTGATGCTCAAAAACATGCCGGCACCATTCAAAAACGACCCGAACGCACAGCGCACATGGCTCAGTCAACGTTTGACGGATACGCAGACGATGATGCAGAACCTGAACCCAGATGATGCGTTAATAGGCTTCGACTCCGTGAAGTATGACTATGTACGCGGCGGCGGTGGTCCGGTTGTAGATGTGACGAAGCTTATCAACGTCATTGATACCCAACTCGCCACATCCCTGAAAACCCTGCTCACACTATTATCGCGTCACCAAGGCAGCACCGAGACATATTCGTCCGTTGACACGCAAATATACATCAAGACCGTAGAGTCCGCGAGAAGCATCACCAAACGCTTCTGGGCGCGGTCTTTTTCGATTGCAGCGCGCGTCAAAGGTGTGCAGACGACGGTTGACGTAGATTATGCGCCAATTGACCTGCGTAGTGAGCAACAGCAGGAAAATGATCGAAAGTCGTTCATCGAGAATATTGAGTCGGCGGATTCAAACTTTTATATCACGCCGGAAGAAGCGGCCGAGCAGGTACGAAGGGCGCTTGGTTTGGATGTCACGATTCCGCCGGAACTCGCGGATAAGCTCAAGACGAAACACGATCCCGTTGCGACGCCAACACAGGAGAATCCGTCCGTTCCGCCAACGCCGCCACCAACTGCAAACAGTCGTATGAAACTGAGTGCGGACCCGCAACAGACGAGTGAATTGCAGACGCAACAAGAGTTTATTTCCGTCTACATCTCACTGATGGGTTATGTTCGCGACCAAGTGAAACACGCAACAACGATCGATGCCATAAAAGCGAGTTTGTTTGTCTCGTCCGGCGTCGCGACACAGTTACAACGGGCGCTATTCGTGTTATACCGCCAAGCTTACGTAGACTCATACAACGCCCGTGCAATTGCCAGTGGAACGGCGCGCATACGGTTCCCCGACACACAGACATCTGTCGAATTGCAGATGCAAGCGAGTCGTGTGTTCCAAGGTATCAACGAGACTTATCAGTCGGAAATGGAGAATGCGCTCCAACAGGCGATTACAGATGCATCCAGCCTGCCAGAGTCCGAACAACTCGCGCATGTCAAAAAAGAGATGTCCGATTGGGCGGATCAACGGATGGCGTACAAGTCGCAAGAAGTCGCGCAGTATGAGTCCGGTGTAGCCTACCACAAAGGCATGATTGCTCATGATGAGGTTCATTTTCCGGAGACGATGTACAGCGTTCAACCAACAACGACCGAGCATGAAGCATGTGCAGAGATTATCGCCGGCGCGCCATATACGGTTGACGAAGCGAAGTCAGTGACACTTCCACTCCATCCGCATTGCCCGCACATGCTCGTGCCCATTCCGCCGGAAGGAGGTGATAACTAAGGTGAAACCGACACCAGAACAATTGGCGCGTATCAATCAGTTGGCGAAGTCGCCGCTGAGCGAGGATCAGGTGTATGTATTCAATGCGAAGCTGATTGGTGACAAACTAATACCCGAACGCTACCAGAGAGTTACGCCGAACTTCCTGCGCAAGATGGCTGACGACGCCAAACAAGGCGTGTCGCTTATGTTAGACCATTCGTGGGCGAGTTTCGGTCAGTTGGCATTACCGTATGGGCGTACATTCGATGCATCGTTACAGAGTGAGCCTGATGGCGAACTTGCACTGTATGCAGACCACTACATGGTGCGTGGGCAATCGTTAAATGGTATCTCGACTGATGACATTATCTCTGCAGTAGATGCGGGAACGATGTTTGACACATCAGTTGGATTCACCATCACGAAGCTCACATGCGACTTGGATGGACTCGATTATTGGGGAGGTATTTGTCCCCATTGGCGAGGTGATACGTACGATGGGCAAGTCTGTACGGTCAGTGCTGACGATGGCTCGTTGATGGAGAATTCGCTCGTATTCGATGGTGCTTATCCGGGCGCGGGGGTGGTGGCCGCAAGTAAACATCATCACTCGCATGACAACAAAAAAGCATGGGTTTTACAAGAGGATGCCAAGGCGCTCAAGAGTGCTGACAGCATCCTCTGTTCATTTAGCAACAAATCTGGATTGCGTACGTTTTCAATGCAATCCGAAACCGAATCCGAAGGAGTTGATCAAGTGGACGAATTAGCAAAAGCACAGGCGCAAGCAACCGCACTTAGCGGAGTCCTCACAAGTGTACGCACAGCCCTTGGCGTAACGTCCGACGACGCTGTAGAGGGCGCTATCATCGCACTCAAGGCACAGGCGCAAGTTGGACAGCAATATGCAACCAAGGTGACTGACGAGGCTTTGGCAGCTGGCGTACGCGCTCAAGGTGCTGCATTCAACGCAGAAGCCATGAAGTCGGCTCTATCACATCTACCCGTTGCAGAAGTAGAGAAGATTCGCGACAGCTACAACGCGCAGGCGGTGTCGGCTCTCGGCGGCGGCGGCCAACATGTCGTTACGGCATCCGCAGAATTGCCGGAAGACCCGAATGCAAACCCGCACGCGCAAACCGCAGGAAAGACCGTTGACCGAGAAGCACTTCGTAAAGAGGCTGCCGAATCTCTGAAACGTCACGGCCATGCGGATGTCCTTGATAAGGAGGCTAAACAATGAACAACACAACGTACAACGGAACGCCCGGCCCTGGTGCAACAACCACCCAATCTTTCCTTGAGGTCTTAGCATCCACCGACCTCCAAGCGAAGTTGCCAGGCGGCGTTCTACTCGCATCTGGTCATGGTGTCGTTGCTAAGGGCACGGTGCTTGGTAAAGTGACGGCAACTGGCAAGTTTATTCCGTATCTGTCAACCAACACAGACGGCAGTCAAACGGCAGTATGTATTCTCGACAACGACACAGATACCACAAATTCCGATGCGGGCGCATCAGCGTGGTTCTCTGGCGTTTTCAATTCCGCAGCATTAACAGGACTAGATGCAGGTGCGAAAACCTCGCTCAGTCACTGCTACTTCGTATAACAAGGAGGCGATTTGATTGGCTAACGTTTTAGATCCATATTTTCTAACCGAAATGGTACGAAATATCCGCATCGACATCACAAAATTCCAAGGTGCGCAAATCCTCACAGGTGGCGCGGACTTGAAAACGGAACTCGGACAAACCATTGAGTACGACGTCACGTATGACGACACCGGAATGACGCCGGCGACGCAGTTGAACGATCCGTCGCCCATTCGCGCAAAGCAAAAAGTTGATCACATGAACTTCACGAACCAAGAATGGCGTGAAAAGAAGGTCATCGACCGCGCGAAAATCGCTGTCATTCGTGCGCCTGGAAACAACTTAGAACGTCTGTATGCGGAAGAATACATGACGGATTCCATGGTGGAACTGAACCAACGTCTCGAAACTCGTTTAGAGTGGATGCGTTGGAACGTACTGACGGGGACTATCAATATTCCGGCTACCGTCAATATGCCGGCCCGCGCGCTCAGCTACAATGTGCCATCTTCACAGAAGCCGACTGCATCCACCTTGTGGAGCACGGTCGCAACTGCAAACCCGTTGCAGGACATCGACAACTGGAAACTATTGTTCCGTGGAACAGGTGCGCGCCCGATGAAGATTGTCGTCAACCAAAAGGGCGACAGCTACCTGAAACAGAACGCCGCCATTCAGAACTTGATCCGCAACTTGTACGGACGTGATTTGGTGGCCGCTGACTCGCTCAAAGAAGCCATCTCGACCACGCTAGACGGTTTAGAGTACATCGTCTATGACGGCGGCTACCTCGATGACACTGGCGTGTTCAATCCGTTCATCCCAGACAACGCCTGCATCATCGTTGGCGAAGGAACAACGGGCAACCTGATGGACCTCGTATCCTCACCGAACAACTATGCCGATATGTTCAACGGCGAAGTTGGGAAGTTTGCGCTGACCAAGATGATCCCTGGTGACCCTGACGAATGGTCCGTCATCAACGGCGTCACTGCATTGCCGCGTCTGCGCCACGTAAACTGGCATGTATACGCGACGATTGCGTAAGGAGGCGGCTAACGCATGGCAGACGTAAAGATTCTACACGCTGGCGGTGTTGGTGGTTATACGCAGGGTGAAGTCGTCAAAGACGCACATGATGGACTTGTGGAAATCGCCACGAAAGGCGTTGTGAATGCAGCTGACGGACAACCTGTGGCCGAACTCGTAAAGGGCAAGAAGGATAAGTCCGACAAGGAAGAGTAGGTGACGGTATATGGCTTATACGCCTAGAATCGTCACCCTGAACGGAGATACCACCTACCACGACGAAGTGAGGGCGCGACTCGGTGTCACTCTGGCAACTCTGCCGGATACAGACATCGACGCGCCTTCTGTTTTACCTGTCGCGGAAGGTATGGTTGTCGCGCGCGTTCCGGACTATGCCACGCTCACAGTGGATAACCAGTCGTTCGTGTATGCCGCTGCCATCTGCATGATTGGGGCTGTGTTGTCCCCTTCCATGGCGGCGAGAATCAAAGCGTCTGAGGGCGACAGCGACTACAAGTACACGAATCAAGCGGTGGCGTGGGAGGAACGAAAGCGCGATTTAACTGCCGAAGCATACTCGCTCATGGATCTGATATCGACGCAGATCACCGTGGAACTCCCACAGGTCGGTGTCGCTGGTCCAACGAGATATGCGGATCAGAAGATCATCGCGGCTGGTGGTTCAACGGATGTATTCCCTGACTCGGGCGATGCGTACCTATACCCGACGGATGTTGACTGATGGAAATATTAGACCAGAAAATCGCGTTCATCGAGGCCAATGGCGACCCCATCACCATCATCCGCCCGGGCGGCAATGTATCCACGTATGCAAGGATCGTCAAAGGCAGGCAATTATTGTCGCCGTATGAAATCAACTTCGTGCGGTTCATGTTGTTCATGCCGAGTAGCGGTCTGCAGCGTGGGGACCTGATTCAGAATGCAACAACCGGCGAGCAATCGTTTGTGGCCGCGATGCAGGATAGGACGCTGCAAGGTGCGGTCAGTGGCGTATACACAGAGCTGTATAACGCCAATTACCCAAGTGTCACACCACAGCGTCTTGTGCCAGGCACCGTTGACCAATACGGCAACACAACACCTGCGACATGGACGAATCTCGCGACAGTGCCGATGAACGTCGAGCACGTCAACGGCAATGTCCCCTACAAGGATGGCTTGTTACTCGCGGATACGGTGTATCGAATCATCATGCAGACAGCGACACCGCTGCAATTGATTCCGAATTCCGACCGCGTTGTCATCGATGGGCGAAACTTTCAGGTGTCGGATATTAACCTGAGTATAGCGCCTGGTCTCCAAGTCGTCCAAGTCAAGACGGACATGAGGTGACGCCATGACGATTGAACCGCTAATTAGCTTCAATGCCACAGGTGCGTATGAAGGGTTGGGAAAACAATTCGAGACCGTCATCCTAAAAATGACCGAGACCGTGATGGAGTACGCGAGGCAGTCTTTACCGGGCGATGAATTCTATGGTCCGGTCAGGGATACGCTCCAAGGTCGTCTGGTGCAACTCGCATCTAGCGGTATCGTCACAGGTCGAATCGCATCGGGTGCGTGGGAATCGTTCATTGCAGAGTGGGGGTCGGGTTCCGAAATGGACCGTGTGAACCCGCAACTGACAGCCTACATGTCATCTGACCTATGGAACCCTGCGCGCGCCGGATTCGCCATCACAGGGCGTCCGGAAGGTCCGTATCTCGGCTTAGACGGAACCATACACGATAGTTCAGGGAAGCTGTCTGGCGTCGATCTAGAAGTGTATTCGCGTACGGACAGCGAGTTTCAAGCGTGGATGGCGCGTGTTGGTCTGCCGAGTGATGCGTTTCAACCGAAGCTACCGTATCACTTCATGCGCAACGCTTTGGAGACGTATCGGGGCGACATCATCGACCAACTGAATGCTGTGCTGAGGGTGTTCAACTTTGGCACCTTTTTTGTTTGAGAGGGGAGTGATGCCTATTGAATTCAGCCGGGTTGTTAAATCAAGTGTGGGCGTTGTTGGCCAATGACCCGACGTTCTTGGGATTCAAAGGTCTCACTCCTGCATCAAGCGGCGCCGACAAACTTGCCTACATTGTCAAGGGTAGGCAGACCGACAGTGTTGTGACTGGAACGAGTATTCCTATAAACCTGATGTATGTCATGCCGGGATACTTCGACCATGGCACAACCCAAGTGTTTATTTCCAAGGTGGTCGTTGAATGTTACGCCAAAGACTTGAATACCGCATGCCAGATGAGCGATCGGGTGGGGAAGTTGACCCAAAATTGGACGCCACCTGGCTTTTTCGTTTCAAGGTTTTCGAACGACACATCAAAACCAACTGGTATTACAGGTATTGAGTGTCAACAAGTGACGTTTGGCGTCTCGTATTATATTGGTTAGGGAGTTGGTCGGATGGAAGAACTTCAACAACAGTTCGATGACCTCACAGAGCAGAAGGTAGCGCTTTGGGAGTCCATTAAAGGCAACAACCTCTACGAAAGAACGTCGGAATGGCAAGAGATTCGCGAGTTAGATAACAAGCTGCTTGAATTACGCAGCAAAATAGAAGGAGGTATTTAGTCCATGGCATTGATCATCCCGAACATCGGCGTTGCGTCATTTAACGACCCCGGAACAGGCGTACCTCGTGGATTCTTCAGCAAAATGGATAGTTTCGTGCTTGATGGCGACTTCAAGTTAACACCTCAATACGGCGGCGCGGGTATGAGTCCGATTGCGTACACATCTGCTGACCGCAAATCCAAATTATCAATGAAGGGTCTTGAGGTTCCGTTGAATGTTGCCTCGACCATCGTTGGTGGGTCAAACACAATCGCGGCCGTTGGCAGTCTCGTGCAAATCCCAATTAACAAAGTTTATACCATCCCGACGGGTGGCGTTCTGGATCTGACGGATGGTGATGCAATTTCGGCGACTGTCACGACTGTATATGTCACTGGAGCGTCTGATAACAAACCATTCGCTGGTGTTGCATCTGCGCCGACCGCAGGCCAATTCATCAACGGCGTTGCAAGCGCGACGACGATCACATTCAACACTGCCGATGCGGACAAAGTGGTGTATGTCTCGTATACGATTGACACGTCAACAGGTGGCGCGATTCATGCGACTGCTTCCTCCATGCCGAACACGCAGAAGTTAATTATCTCTGGCAAAATCCTCAGCACAGAGGATCCGAACAGCGCATTGGTGCCGATCACAATCGTTATCCCGAAAAGTATCTTTGTCGGAAGTTGGCAGGTTGAAATGGCCCGTCAGAAAGCATCTAGCACATCAATTGACCTTGAGTTGATGGATCCGGGTGGAACGACCGACTTGTTCACCATCTACACAGCAGCCAAATTCGCGGGGTGATAAATCGTGACTAAGAAGCCGATTAGAGAATCTCTCGGCCTCGGTGAAACGATGGAGTTGGCAAACGGGACGCTGTTACAATGCGTCCCCGCCACTCTCGCGAACCTTGAGGATGCGATGGGTCACTGGGCAACGTGGAAACAGTCGCAGTTGAGTGTTCAGGGCTGTTACATACCAGGCAACGAGGAAGCCAAGAATGCGTTCGAGGCGTTGCTTGTGATCGCGTGTGGGCGCAAATTCACGATTGAACAATTGCGCACAATGATTGATATGTCAGATGGTGGCCGCGGGGTTATCAAATACATCGACCGATTTCTTGGTTTTGAGCCAAGAGAAGCCGGAGACAGCGAAGAAAGTTAACGAGAACGCAAAAACAATGACGTGGCATCAAGTTGTCGCACGGTTCGCGGTGCACAGTATTACAGCACGCGAAGTATCCGAGATGACGCTGATGCAAATGTACTCAGCACTCGACGAATTTGGCGAGGACATCAAGTTCCGCGTTCGTCTCGCCGGTGGTGAGGTTCCAGACGAGGACAAGGTAGCGACATTACAGGACTTATTGGCATTAGGATCGTAGCGGAGGTGGTCGAAATGGCTGATTTACATGAAAGAATCTCCATTGATATTGAACCAGCGTTAGAGGCATTATCCGAACTCAAGAAAGCCTTGGACGATGTTCAAGCGTAAAGGACAAGCGGAGGATTGCCCCTCTGCCTGAATCGTAAAAAATATTTTCGATTGAGTCAGATGGACAAGTTTGGACAAAGGTAGGATGTGGTAGAATATCTTCACAATGTCTGATACGTGGAGGTGTTCGTCATTGGTGGCTTTCTATTGCTAATACTCGTGCCAATCACCCTTATGGCGTTCGGCATGCCTGGTTGGCTCGTTGTCACATTGTTCTCTCTTATCGGCGTCACAGGAGCGACGGTGAGCGTTGTCAGTGTATATGACCATCGTCGTTCCACTCGTCGCAATTACGAGTTCAACGCACGCGTGGGTGAGTTTGCGCCGACTGAGCAAGAATTAGCAGAGATAACTGAATGTGAGCGGCAGGTCGAAGAGGAAGAGCAACAAAACGAAACTAAGACGCGCAAGAGTCCTTTCAACCCTTGGACGGAACCCGCGTTCTGGCCGCGCATGTTCGAGGAACAAATGGCAGAAATGTTCAGGCGACTGGGATACCGTGTTACCCTCACACCATTTCAAGGGGATCATGGTATAGACCTGAAAATCATCAACCCGACTGAATTCGCCATCGTCCAGTGTAAGCGGTACGCACAACACAACAAAGTGGGCGAGGAATATGTACGGGAGTTTTTCGGATGCATGCAACACGAATCAGCAGACATCGGGTACATGATCACAACATCGGATTTCACAGAGAATGCGTACAAGTGGGCGAAAGGTAAGCGGATCGTGTTGATAAACGAGGAATGGTTGCGAGATATGCTAAGAGAAACAGAGCATCTTGCACAGGTTGGGGGCGTGGAAGTTGTTTGATGCCAAAAGGTTGTTTATCGCTCCGGTGTTACTGGTGATGATGTTATCGGGTTGTGGGCAAAATTCAAACACAGCCACAAACAAACCGGATTTCTCGAACGCGGATCCAGTGAATACAACGAAACAGGTTGATGCAACAACATTCCTCGCGACGATTCAACCGTATGTGGATCAGTATCAAGGGATTGTGAAACAGTATCAAACCATCATGGCCAAAGAATCAAAAAACGAATATTCATCATCCGCGATAATCAGTCAAATGGGCAACATCGGGATTGAACTTGAACACATTCAACTCGGTCTCGCGGCGACAACGATACCTGATGACATGCAAGTATATTCGCAACAATTCATGCAAGCAGTAGCCGACTTGAGTAGTTCCGAGCAAGACATGGAACAAGCGGCTGTCGATTCCGTTTCGGGTAGTTCATCGCCCGATGTGCAACACGCCAACGATTTATACAAACAATCGCTGTCAGATATGATTCAATTCATCACGAGCGAGAAAACACTCGCAAGCCAATGAAATAATATTCGCAATCATCGAGGCCCTTCGGGGCCTTTTTTATTTGGGGGTGTAAGTTGTGAGTATAAACGATCCCAACGCAGTAAACAAAGTCGCGGCGAATATCAGTCTGAATGTTGATCCAGCGTTAGCTGAGTTACAGAAACTAAAGACAGCACTCGACGATACACTAGGCAGTAGTTCGGTTGGCACTCGTGGCGCACGTTCAAGCGGGGATCAATTCCTAGCAGGCGCAGATGGTGCGATTCGTACGGTTCGACAACAAATCCAAGAATTAGAGTTGCAATTCAAGGAAGGCTCACTCGCGGCACAGGACTTATACGACAAACTCGTATCGTTACGGACCGCCTATTCCAATGCATTTGATACAACAACTTCGAACGGATTGATTAACGACACAGCCTTACGCAAGGCTATTGTGAGCGCGGAAAGCCAGATATCGAAGTATCAAGACTTCCAAATGAATGGCGCCACGGCGGTAGAAAGCAGACAGGAAGAATTAACGGCGCAAGAGTTGCAAAAATACAATGAATCCGTAGATGCAAAGGTTAAGCAAGTAAAACTACTGCACGACCTGCAAATGCAGTCTGCACAGGACTCACTTGACCAACTGAGCGTGATATATGTTGAAGATGCAGACCGATTCGCGGCAGATGTGGATAAGAAAACGCAGATGCTCAAAACGATGTACACCTACGAGAAGGAAGCCGCCGCACAAAGCGCAGCCGCGATGAATCCGGTGTCTGGATCAAGCGCAAGCAAATCATCTGGATCGAGTCACTACAACGGCGTCGTCGGTATCACAGGCATGGCGACGATGATGGCTGAGTTTACCGGACTCTCAATGCTCATGCAGAACGTGCAAGAGGGACTTGTCGGAATATCGAAACAGCAACAAGGACTAGAACAGGTGTTCGGGAACAGTGTGCAAGGACAGCAACAACTCAACCAAGTTACCAACGAATTTATCGACATTGCGAAGCAGTATGGCACATCCGTACAAGACGTACTAGATGCCGGTAAACAATGGGGTCGTCAATACAAAGATGTGAACACCGCACTCACGCTCACACGCAACTCCACGCTACTCGCCATCGTCGATAATCTGCAAATGGCCGATGCGAACAAGGCTGTTGAGGCGACGATGAACGCAATGGGCATGGCTGCGACGAACCAGGCATCTGCAATGACGAACAGCATGCGCATTGTCGATAGTTGGTCAGCACTTGCGCACGAAGCGTCCGTGTCTGCAAACGACCTCGCAGCAGGCGTTGAACGGTCCGCGGGTGCCGCGAGGCAAGCGGGCCTATCCATCGACCAACTAAACGCACTGATTGCCGCAGGCGTACGGAATACGGGTCTGTCGGGTGATAATGTCGGGAACATGTGGAAGTCTGTTCTCGCGAGTATATCCGCCGGTACGCCGAAAGTACAAAAGGCGTTCCAAGAACTCGGTATCTCGCTCACGGAAACAGGTGCTAACGGACAGAAAGTCATGAAGCCGGTGTATCAGGTCATTCTTGACCTATCGACCGCTGCACAGCATGCTACGGCGAGTCAGACGCAATACTTCGAGGCGATTGCCGGTGGCAAATACCAATACTCGAAACTAATGAGTGCCATCAGCGATACAAAGACCATTCAGGACGATTACAACAAGTCGCTGAACTCGACAGGAAAAGCGAATCAATATGCAACCGAGCAAATGCACACTTTGTCCGCTGAACTCATACGGCTGAAAGATAGCATTCAGCAATTGGCGTACAATGCGGGATCAGGTGGTCTTGGGGATGTCTTGACAGGACTTGTGACCCATATCGCAGACCTCGTGAACGGACTGCAAAAGTTGCCGGCATCTGTTGACTGGACAGCAGCGGGATTCGTCGGCTTGTTGTTAACAGGAAAAGCGCTCACGAGTATGTTCAACACAGCTAAATCCGCAGTAACGGGTATCTATAGCGGGTTTAACTTCTTCCGAGAAGCGATTGCATCAACGAGCGGGGCAATCGTCAATATGACCGGCGCATCCGCCGCGCTTACAGCAGACCTAAACGCCAAAGTAATCGCCACCGAAGCGGATGTTGCGGCAAATGAAGCGGAAGTTGTGAGCGTGGAAGAAGCTACAGTTGCACTAGAAGCAGAGGGCGCGGCGGCTGATGTCGCATCGACTTCGTTTTTCACGCTTGATGCAGCGATGGCGGGCGCGACACTTGGATTGTCTATTCTCCTCCCAATCCTCGCTGTGGTTGTCATGAATATGGGTAAACAAAAGGATGCCGCGATAGGTGCAACGCAGTCTGCACAGCAATTAACGCAAGCCATACAAGCACAGACACAAGCTGATATGCAAGCGGCGCAACAGACAGAAACGAACGTTGGTTCACTGCAACAACTGAAACAGCAGTATGTGGATACACTCACCGCCATAAACAACGCCAAAGCAGGATCGAGCGCTTATCAACAGGCGCAAGCGGAGCTCATTACCATCCACCAACAACTCGCGAAAGTGGTCGGGGAAGCAGCGGCCGCCGAGATACTTGGATCAAAAAACATAGCACAAGCGTTCAACGATGAAGCGTCGGCGATGATAAAGGCGCAGATTGTTGAGTTGCAAGCCAAACAAGCACTTGCGGATGGTGAGTTTGCGTTGACAACGACAGTCATCGAGCAAACATCCAAGAGAATCGAAGCGTATCAAACGGAAGCAGATGCAATCGCGGCAACTCAGTCCAAGATAAACTCTGGTCCATTGGCGGGCCGTTTCGGGGTTTCTCCGAACGGAAGTGCGCTCGATGGTTCAAACCAATCTGGCGCGTATTTGTCGGGGAATGAAAACAGCATCCTGCGTAATATGCAGCTTAAAAACAGGCAAATCCAACAAAGCATCATTAACCAACAAGGATCAGGCGCAGACCCATACCAACTAGAGATTGATAAACTAAAATCCGCACTGAACGACCCGAATCCAGGCTCTAGCTTTGGTAACATCCCCGGAATTTCAAGCGGGGGCGCAGCCGGAACAAGCGCATCCAAGGGTTCAGGGGCATCCGCCTACAAAGCACCATTCCAAGACCTTGCGCAAAACGACGATCAAGCCATGAAGGTGTACGATGACCGCATCAAAGCGATAGCCGCATCTGTTAGTGCATTTTCGGACGCCATGAAGAATGCGGATGCCGCGCTGAAAGCCAACAACACAGACACCACAGCCGCAGCGCAACTCGTCAAAGGTTACAACGGTGAAGTCGCGTCGTTGAAATCGCAGATTTCCGCTTACAACGCCGAGAGCGCGAAAGTGAATCAACTCCTGCCGCAAGTGGAGAGGGACATTAAAAACGTCAACGCACAGTTCGCGGCGGGCACGATAACAGACCAAGAACACCGCGATGCTCTATCTACACTGAATGCGGAGTATGACCGCTTAAAACAGAAGCTAGATGACAATGCAAAGGCTGTTATTGCAGACAACCAAGCAATCGCCACATCGACACAAACCATCACATCCGAAATCACAAGTATGCTCCAGACCGCCTACCAAGACCAACAGTCGATGCAAGATGATGCACTCACCAACACGTATCAACCGCAGATTGACGCGCTGAACGCACAAAAGACCGCGATTGACGGCGTGATATCATCCCTGCAAGCGCAGTGGTCAGCGCAGGATGCCGTCAATCAACTCTCCGACCTCCAGAATCAATTGTTGGCGGTGCAGGCGGATAAACGATTCGAGATTGTCGGATTAGATGGCAAGTTGAGTTACACCTACGACACCGCGAAAGCCACAGACTTGCAAAAGCAAATCGCGGATCAGCAAACGAAGATGGCACACGACGCGCAGATTGCACAGTTGAACGACCAAAAGACCGCGCTCGATGCGGAAATCAAGAATTTGCAGGATGCCTACAACGAGAAGAAAAAGCAACTCGACGATTACTGGAAGTGGAAGTTATCTACCGACCAAATCAACCAAGATGCCGATAACCTCATCCTGAAAGATGGTCTCACAGGCGCGCTCAGCTACGTGCAGACGTATACCACACAGATGATCGATAAGTACAATGCGTTGCAGGCGGCGGCAGCAGCGGCGGGTCAAGGGATTGCGGCAGGTCTCGGCGGTTCCGGTGTATCAGCGGGTGCTGGTAGTGGTACTTCGGCTGGCGCATCATCCACCGGAAAAACATATTCGATGGCGGACAAAAATGGTCACGTTGACACGGGCACGAGTATAAACGCGCTGGTCAATCAGCACGGAGGACAGTGGGAATATGGCAAGTGGGTAAATGGTCACTATGACAGCAGTGGCCAATTCCTGCATATGTCCACAGGCGGAGAGGTTCCACTCAACATGGGCACGCCGAACATGGACTCCGTACCCGCTATGCTGACACCTGGCGAAATTGTCGTGCCGAGTTGGGATCATCTGCTACAAGGGATGAAACAAGTCAGCAATTCAGCGTCCACCACAATCCATGTCAGCGGCAACCTTGAGTTCCCGAATATTAAGGGGGCGGGTGACGCAGAGGCGTTCCTCGCTGACCTCACTGAAATGGTCGGCGTACATCGCGTATAACATCATCATCCATTCTAGGGCGTCCATATGGGCGCTCTTTGCGTTTTAGAGAGGAGTTACATATATGCATCTACTCATGTGGCGCACAGGTGGCAAACACATCAATGCGCACGGTGGCAAGCAGAATCCTATCGACACAGCATCGGATCGGCTCATCTTCTATGATGTCTCAGGTTCCACCGTCTACGATACGCTCACGGATACTTGGTATAAGGACGGTCAGCCGTTCACGCCAACGTATCCGTTTTCTTTTCCGCTCGAAGATGGACGCACGGTCACGGCAAACGTCACAGGTAAAGGGGGTAAGGTGAAGTGGCAAATACAATAGTCCAACCACCAGTGGCCGACGTTACGCCTATCACCGATCCCGTCTACGCCTACAAGTCGGATAACGGGTTCTTCGCCGCCGAGTTCGCGTCAACCATCGGTACAGACAACGCCGTCATGTTTACTACGGGTGGATATATGTTCGGCTGGAAGCCAGAGAACGTCATCTACGTGGACGATGCCGGAAACATGGATGTCATATTCGGTGTCAACGCGTCGGCTACCGCGCAAGTGTACAAGTCTCGCGTGTCGTTCGTTGGCACATCGCAGATTACGACGGATATATTCGATTGCGATAATAACCAACTCAAGCACACTATACAGATGGTCGCGCCTCCACGCATCCCTGCTGGATATGTTGGTACGCCTGTGCAGATGGCGAGTGGTGGTGTCATCACCTATGACCAGACGCTAACGGTGTTCGCAGGTGGTCAGGCGCAAACGACGGACTTTGAAGTCATGGGCGACATCGGCTTCAAGGATGCGAACGGGAAACTCATCTACAAACTCCCGATGATCACCGTCGAGGATGCGAACGGGCAGACGACACAGGGCACGTATAAAGTAACGTTCAACGCAGACGGTACGATTAGCTTCTATGGCATGGTTCCGTGGGACTTCCTCCAGACTGCCGTTTATCCAGTTGTGATTGACCCTACGGTTGTCGTGGCGAGCGCATACGACACAAGCGGCAACGGTGGGCGGAAGATGGTTCGGTTGTCGAATGGGTGGATTGTGACAAGTGCGTTTAATTCATCAAATTCAACTATTTATTTCTACAAGTCCACTGATAACGGGCAAACTTGGACGCAACTATGTTTTCAGTTATTAACAACAGGTCAATCTTCGATGAGTTTTGCCATAGCAAGTACAGGCACGACAGTTTATGTATTGTCTGCAAGTGGAAACACAGCAATGGGCTATCAAAAATTTGATGCAACAACGGTAACAAATAATGACATTGGTCATAATGGGGTAAATGTTGATACATCACAATCCTCATTCGGTTCCGGCGATTCCCTCGCCATCGACGGAAACGGAAAATTGTGGGCGACGTGGTGTAGCAAAAACTCGACGTATCCGAACAGCTTCAATATTCGCGTGTCAAGCAGTACGGACGGTGGGGCGACATGGGCGACACCCACGCAGGTTACGACATACAATACGAGCGGGGACGACTACACGAATCCATGCATTGTCCTCCGTTCAAATAACTATCCGAATGTAATTTTTATACGTGTTAATTCCGGCAATAACGAAATATTGGTGTCTAATTGGAATGGAACATCTTTCTCCGCGGCGGCGGGAATCTACAACGGAATAAGCTACGCCCAATCCAACCCATGCGCCGCAGTAGACAGCAACGATGTGATTCATTTGACGTGGCAAGGTGAAGATGCCACGCATCCGACGTTTCAAATCAAGTACAGTAGATCAACAGACGGTGGAAGTACGTGGTCCGCTATGATCAATCTAACGTCCGTTTCCTCTTATCACCAGCAAGAACCGACGATTGCAATCGATCCCGCAACGAACAACCTTTATGTGTTGTTCTTCGGTATAGATTCTGCGATCAACACGTCATATAACCAAGTCCGTAAAATCATCAACACAGGTGGTACATGGGGAAGTATTGTTTCTATTACAAGCAATACCACTGGTAATGCGTCTTACCCACAAAGTTTGTGGTCTAAATTCAACATGAACAGCGCGGATGCAATTCGCATGATATACGACGACTCGCAAGCAGGGGCGGTTGAATATTACTCCATCACACTAAACAATCCGCCGAATGCGCCGACACTCACGGCACACGGAAACTTCGATGCAACGACGGCTCAGGCTCTCGCGTGGCTGTTCAGCGATCCAGACAGCGGCAACACACAGTCGGCGTATCAATTACAGATACTCGATGTGGCACTCGGCACAAACACGGTGGACACGGGCAAGGTGGGCTCAACAGTATCATCCTATGCACTCGCGGCGAACGCGCTAACCAACGGCAAAAACTATCAATGGCGGGTGCAGACGTGGGATCAGAGTGGCGCACAAGGTCCGTATAGTGGATACTCCACGTTCAGCACATCGGCGGCTCCTGTCGCAACGGTAACGGCTCCTGCGTCCGGTGGCACGATTACGGCTGACAACTACACCTTCACAGGTGGATACACGCAACCGCAGGGTGTGGTCGAACAATCGTTCCAGTTTAAGTTGTGGAATGCGGCGGGTACAACGCTCATTTCCGATAGCGGAACCATTGTCGGCACAAGTAACGCGAAAACGTTCAGCGGTCTCAGCAACAACACGTCATATGAGATTGAGTTTATCGCGACATCGCAATCGGGCGTATCGGCATCAAGTGGGAAGATGCCATTCAGTGTGGCTTATACTCCGCCTGCTACACCAACAGCAACCACATCCAACGATGCGACGAATGCGCGGGTCGCGGTGACGTTCACAAACCCAACGCCGACAGGTGGACAACCTACTGTATCCTCCAACACTGTGAGCCGACGCAAGACGGGTGACACAACGTGGACGCAACTGCAAACAGGCGCAACGTCACCATACTACGACTATACGTGTCCTGTAGGCTCGCACGACTACGGTGTCACAGGCGTATCGTCGGCAGGTGCTGTGTCTGGATATGGCGCATCTACAGTATCCGCATCATTCAGCGGTGAGTGGGTGGTTGACGAATCTAACTCCGCGAACAACGTGACGTTCCTCTACAACCAACGGCAATCGGACGCCACGGTGAATCAGTCGTACACACCTGTACAGACGTTCGCCAAGTATCCACGTATCCGCAAGGGTCAGGCGCGCTACCGCACAGGCAATCTAACTGCACTGAAACTCGACGATGACGGCGACGTGAACGCACAGGTGGACGCTATCGATAATATGTGCAACTCAGACAACACCTATCTGCTCAAGTCGGTGAATGGGCGCATCTACCGCGTGTCACTCAGCCAGTTTAAGTACACGGGCAAATATGGCAACTCTCAGGCTGATGTGAGCGTCGTATGGACGGAGGTTGGTGACGTATGATAAGCGCATCCCAAAACTTCATCAACACGATGACCGCCGATGTGTCCACCATCTATGCGAGGATAAACCTGCTCGACAAGTCGGAGAACATCCTACAGCAGATCGACACGGCGGTAGTGGATGGCTCCATCGACATTGACCGCGATAGAGACGCTAGGCGACAGTTTAAGCTCACGGTAGACAACACGGACAATTCGTTCACGTGGTCGCCCGGCGGAACGATATGGATTGACAAGAAGATACAGCTGTTCGTCGGCTTCATGACACCGAGTGGCATTGAGTACGCGCCGCTCGGTGTCTTTATGCTATCGGCTCCCACAACCACGTCTAAAGCCGACGGAACGCGCGAGGTGACGCTACAGGGAGACGACAAGTGGCATCAATTCGACGGGCAACCACTCGGCACGTTTCAGGACGTGACCACAGTGTCAGCGGGCGTGAATGTCGGCACAGCGATACAGACGCTCGCGCAACAGTTCGGCGAGACTAAGTTTGCGTTCGACAATTGTAGTGTGACAGTGCCGGGCAACTACACATATCAACCTGGTTCGTCGGTGGCGGCGGCTATGAAGGAATTGGCGGGCATCGCGGTATACTCGCTGTTCTATGATGTCAATGGGTATCTGCGATTCAGACCAATCAACCAAAATTTAACGACGAGTTCGAGCACATGGACGTATGACAAAGGCGAATACACACTCTACGCGGGAGCGGATAAAACATTCGACGAAACCCTGCTATACAACCGTGTGTTCGTCATTGGTGGATCAACGACAACTGGTACCGTATCGGCAACATCCTCCAACGATAACGCAAACAATCCGCTATCCACCGTGAACATCGGTGTGCGGCTATTCGCATACAACAACGGCTCACCCGATCCGTTAATCACGACCACGGCATTGGCACAGGCGCGCGCAGACTATGAGTTGACACAACGGGCACGTATTGTGGAGCAGCAGAAGATTACCGCGCTACCTAACTATCTACAGGAAGCTGAGGACGTGGTGACACTGGTCGATGACTGGACAGGGACGAATGGGCTTTACCAAGTCGTCAAGCTTTCGATTCCATTGAAGCCCGGCAGCACAATGACTGGCGAAGTATGGCGCGTTACGGGGGTGGGGACGTGATCATAAAGACACCAAATCAATTCCTGCTTAATTTCAAGGGTATGGTCAAAGGCTGGATATACGAAGTCCTGCGAGAAAAGGAAGTGTACAACGCAACCATGTGGTGCTTTGGCGTCGTGAACGCGGTGAACGCTGACGGGAAACATGTAGACTGCTACATCAACGCGGCGTCTACTGTGACAGCTAACGTGCCGATTTCGCCGCATGTCGGGGCACTTGTGGTCGGTGACAAGGTGCTCATCCTCAATCGGTCGGGGATGCGGGATTTGTTTATCATATCTAAGACGTTGCAATAACGCGAACGTTGCGCGCATCCATAGATGACCGAGCGTCCCTTGTGGGCGTTTTT